AACAACACCAACGATGGCCAAGGAGAATTGGACACAACCGAGGCATTAGAACTTACTGAAGTAGATGATGAGGATTGCGAATCTTGCAAAATATGAAATCTGTACTAAACACAAACAAAGCGTATAACCACATGGAAGCAAAAATGTTTCTAGACCCTAACGGTGGCGTGTGTATGCAACGTTACGATACAATCAAGTATCGTCAATTTGAAAAGCTCACTGACAAGCAGTTAGGATTTTTCTGGAGACCGGAAGAAGTTGATATCGTAAAAGATGCCAAAGACTTTAAAGACCTAGAGCCACATGAGCAACACATCTTTACATCTAACTTAAAAAGACAAATACTCTTGGACAGTGTTCAAGGACGTTCGCCTAACTTAGTGTTCTTGCCTATTGTTAGTCTACCAGAATTAGAAACCTGGATTGAGACTTGGGCATTTAGTGAAACTATTCACAGCAGAAGCTACACACATATTATCAGAAATGTATATCCTGACCCGAGCAAGGTTTTTGATGAGATGAGCAGTATTGAAGAGATTGCAGATTGTGCTGATAGTATCACACAATGTTATAACGACCTATACGAGTATAACGATCTAATGCGTAAAGGCAGTGCAAAGTATAGTTTATACGAGCACAAGAAGAAATTATGGAAGTGCATAATGAGCGTAAACATCCTAGAAGGTGTACGTTTTTATGTATCGTTTGCATGTAGTTGGGCGTTTGCTGAAGTTAAAAAGATGGAAGGCAATGCAAAAATTATTAAGTTAATTGCTAGAGATGAGAATGTTCACTTAGCAAGTACACAGCACATGTTAAAACTATTGCCAAAAGAAGATGAAGACTTTGCTAAAATTAAAGAAGAGACAGCAGAAGAATCAAAGCAAATGTTTATCGATGCTGTAGAACAAGAGAAAGCATGGGCACAGTACTTGTTTAAAGACGGTAGTATTATTGGATTAAACGCACAGTTACTCGAGAACTATGTAGAGTGGATTGCAGCTAAACGTATGCAAAATATTGGCTTAGAGAAAGTTTACACAGCAGGTTCAAATCCGTTACCATGGACACAAAAGTGGATTGGAGGCAGCGACGTACAAGTTGCTCCACAAGAAACTGAGATAACAAGTTACGTTAGTGGCGGCACAAAACAAGACGTAACGAACGACACATTTAAGGGAATGACCCTTTAGGAGACACACATGTATAATTTAGAAGATCTATCAGGGGAAGTTATTACCCTTAAATTAATTAGCGGTATCGAAGTACTTGCACAACTGTATGGCGTCGATAAAGACGAAGGCCTGTTTACTGTTGGCGAACCAAAGATTGTAGTTATTAATGGTGCAGATTTAGCACTAATTCCTTACATCTTTACAGGGCCGACTGAAGAGGTTACTATGCCCTTGTCAGCTATTTTAAGCGTCTGTAAAGCAAGCGATGAAAGTAAGGCAGACTATGAAGCACTTAACATCGAAGAAGTAGAAATAAACCAAGACTCAGCATAATCTAATTGGGCATATACCCACTGTATGCCCTGTTGATTTAAATTGTTGTATAAATACTCATTATAATTAGATATAAGTGTATCTAATAAGTAATTTTAACCCTCAACACGCAGTACAACATGAAAAAAAGATACAATAACAATATCCCTAAACTAATTGAAGATTTAGAGTTAGTAACGTTATCTAGTATTTTTCTCTTTTCTATACTTGCGTTAACACCGCAACTCGGAGCCTAGCGATGTCAAAAAGCGACTCATGGGGAAGACCCAAACCCTCAGTATACGAATTAACTTCATTAACACAGGGTCAACTACCTTTGGTAAATATCGAAATATCTAAAGAAGCAACACCAGAAGAAGTCCACAAGTGGCAAAACGGCGAAGATTTTTTTATGACAGGTGACTTTGATGTAATGAAAATGTTTGTGGTTATTCCGGCTGTTATACAAATTGTAGTGTTTGGCATGATGTTAGCAGTTATGCTAATGAATCATGTTATCTATAGCATATGATAGCAAACGCAATTAAAGCCGTGCTAGGTGTAGGCAAAAAGTCAGATGATTTGTTTGAAATAAAGCCACTTGCTATAGTTTGGTTTGCAATATTAGTTGCATTTTTCTTCTTAGGTACTATTAGCGGGCTACTATTATTAACTAGCCTAATTATAAACGGATAAATAATACTATGGCAGACGTAGCAAGAGTAAAAACAGATACAGCAAAAGCATTAATATTAGGACCTGGCGCATCTACAGTATTTGCTGATGGTAAAAATGTTTCGTTATTGGGAGATAAGGTTGCACCACATGGTAAAGCACCTCATACTGCTCCTACGTTAGTTTCAGCTGGCGCTAATACTGTATTAGCAGACGGTGGTATACCTGCTATGAAAGGAACAGTTGCTTCATGCGGTCATTCAGTTTCAAGCGGTTCATCAACTGTTAAAGTAAGTTAAACAACTTCTAATATATCAGTAATATTGCTATTGTAAATATTTATAGTAGACAAATCTATTGCTACAAACTTTGCTAGTTCTTGCATAACTGATAAGTTATACTTGTCACTAATATCTATTTCTTCATAATTCCAATCATTGCATAATGCATAACTAAACATTTGAGCTCTGCCCGAACCTTTGATTACATGCCCTTTAATAGTAATATTAATAATATCATCTGTATCTAAATTTGTTGCATTAACAGGCAAAGGTAAGTAATCTAACTTATCAATTGATGTGCCTTTTATACTTCGAACTTTTGTTTTTAATATATTCCACCCTACTGCGGTTTGAGCTAAGGTTGGTTGGTTAGATCCAACAGGATGTATATCATATAGCCATTTGCCTTGCTTAGATATTACACTAAAACATTTATTACCAAACAATGGATCTTCTAACACTTCGAACTTTGCACCAACTGCCCTGCAAAAATGTTCTATAGCGGCTTGTTGGTGTGCGTTATGCTTAAACTTATAAAACTTTATGTGTGATTTATCGCCTACAGTTATAATGTTTTCTTTAATTTGCTTCCACTCAGCACCTAAGAACACCTTGCCACACTGTTCGTATATGCCATCAATATTGAAAATAACCTTTATACTTGCATCTTGTTCTTTATATAGGCAACTTGCATCTTTTATCTTTTGTACTACACTATTACTAGCCATGCCGTAAGTGTTTATTATAGTATATACACCTTGTATTGTCATAACACGCACAAACGAAGTAAGATTAGTCCACTCTAGTGCATCACCGTACTCATTATCCATAGTAATAGATTTTAAGTTTGGGAGGTCTTGGGTTATTTCAACTAGAGTAGAATACGACATATTAATATCGCCTATGGATCTATACTTAAACACAGAGCAAAGCCATTGGCCAGCGGCACTTAGCGGATTAAAAACGCTACTGTGTGTTGTTGTGTCTATTCGTATGTTTTCTATAGTCATAAAAAAAGGTACCAATTGTATTTAGTACCTTCTTCTAATTAAGTTTAACTTATTTGATATAGTTGTTAATAGATGCTGAATATTGTATTACTTCTTCGTAATCTTCTTCATCGTCATCGTAGTAGTATTCTGTTGATGTATTTAGCTCTGATTCTGCAGTAGCATATACGCCAATTGAATATTCTTCAACATAAACTTTAGTAGCCTTTGTGCCTTTAACAGCAAAGTGATAAACACCTGGTGCTAAACTTTCTGCACAGCCAGCTGCAACAGTTGCAGTAACAGTAACAATACCAGTTGCTGCATCAAATGCCATCCATGGTGGTAAAGGACTAAAGTCCAGTATCGCTATATCAGTAGCATCAGCAGCTAAGCCAATATCAATAGTGGTAGTTGAACCATGTGCTACGTTTAACAATCTTCCTGATGGTATATTAGTAAATGTTACTTCTGATGTCATCGGACAAGATAGAATCGATAAACTTACTTTGTTATATTCTGCAATCTTACCTGAAGGGTAAGTTAAGGTATCGTAACTAAGTAATGTTTTGTAGTCTTCAGCAGTAGATGTTGATCTCGGTAAACGTGCCATTTCGTTACCACGTGTTACCATATATGATTTAATAGTTTCTGCAGATGTACTTGTATATAAGTTCATGTAATGTGTAGCAATACCT